TACCACAAAACAGTGGATACCGCTTATATCTTATTCTTCAACACCGATATTCACAATAGGAACAACGTAATAAAAGGGGAGGGTATATCCCTCCCCATATATAAAAGGAGCGCAAAATGATACAACATTCGAGGTTATCGTTTAGAAAGATAAATAATTTCAGGTATGCCGTTGCGTTTTCTACTGGCGCGGCAGGCTCAACAGGCTCAACAGAGCTTTCATATCATGGCGACGTTACTGTTGTATCACAAGGCGGCGCAGTCTATCTCAATCAGCTGACAACGGCTCCGACTTCGACTGACAGCCTGCAAATATCGACGGGTACGTCACTTGATTTTTATTCAAGCGGCTACTTCAAACTGCTGTCAACGTCGACGGGCGCAATTCCGACAGTAATATATTGGGGGTAATACCATGCCGACAACTGTTCAGATATTGGCAGACGTTGATGCAAGACTGCCAAATTCTTTCTCGGAATCGCAAAAGCTTGCATGGATAAACGACACACAGCGCAAAATAGCAAAGTATCTTCAAGTCGAACAGACATATGACTTTGTTGCTTCTTCGTCTATGGCGTATTCTATTTCCACGAATATACGATTCGAGAATATAAAACATTTATATACCGGTGACTCCACGAAGATTGCCGACATTTCATCTACCACCATATGGCAGGAACACGACTATGCCGGTGCAGATGATGTGTTAAGCGGTTACAAATATTATGTACCAAATATATCGCATTTCACTTCGACGGGAACTTCCACGAGTCTTTGCTTGTATCCTGAATCAACGGAAGTACGTGTCGCGAGAATCTATTACAATACATTGCTTGACGATCTGACAACCACGAGCGGAAACGCTCCGTTATGGAACTCTGAATGGCACGATATTCTGAAATACGGCGTCATGGAAATAATAGCAAAGGCTGGCAATAATCCAGACATAGACCTTGCGAACAATTACCGATTTGAATACAACGATATATTAAGAGACATAAAGAAGGACAATGCGGTCAAGAAATGGAAAAGACCGAGAATCAAATGGAATTACGAAAACTTTACATGGGGCTGATATGGCATATTGGAAGCGTCTTAAATTTGCAACACGCACATATACCAATTCTTTTGGGCGGGGCGTAAACACTTTTGCCACTCCGTTTGAAATAGAGGACGGCGAATTGACCGACTGCCTTGATATATGTACTGATGATTACCCTGCAATCCGAACACGGAACGACAGGGTAGTTTTGTCATCTGGACTTTCGTCTACTCCGGTGAACGGATTAGGAAAGTTTGACAATACATATATCCATGCACTTGACGGTAAAAGCTGGAAATACTTTAACGCTTCAAGCAACTGGGTATCAGCTTCCAGTTCTCTTTCAAGCACAGAAGGTTTTTTCGATGAGTTCATAAGAGGCACTGACAAACGTGTAATTATGATGAACAGCAGTCAACAGCGATACTTGATGAGTACCGATTCTACCGCTCGTGCGTTCACCGATACAAACATGCCTCAGACTAAATTATTTTGTGTCCATAAGGGAAGAATGTATGCGTTAAAAAACAACCAGTTATTCTTCTCGGCTCTTAACCTTCCCGACGACTGGACAAGTGTTAACGACGCAGGATATATCTATATAGTCAATTCGATAGGTGCAGGAACGGCGATCCGCACATATGCCGATCATGTGATAGTCTGGACTGGAAACTCAATGCATGAGTTGTATGGCACAGGTCCATTAAATTACGAATTGAAGGACATTACCAACGACGTAGGCTGTGCAGACCAGAAGACCGTTGCCGAAGTACAGGGGAGATTATTCTGGCTTGACTATACCGGAGTTTACCAATACACAGGCGGTCAGCCGAGAAAGATATCTGATAAGGTAAGAAAATACATTGAGGGAATAAACCCTGCGTACTTCACGCTTTGTTCTGCCGGAGTAAAGGACAATAAGTATTTCTTGTCTATTCCTTATCAATCAACCGAACTCAATAAGATACTTGTCTATGACACGTACCTCGATACATGGACTGTTCAAAGTGGAAACTTCAATCATTATACAAATGTCAAAGACGTTCTGTATGCTTCGCAGACCACTACATACAGGGTATGGAATATGGAATCTACTCAAAAAGTGGGACAGGACAACAGCACCAACATAACATGGGAGTTTGTGACAAAAGCTTACAATGACAATACTATCGAGGGTGACAAAACATTGTCTGATGTTTTTGTCGTTTCAGAAGGCTCAAGTGGCGCGACACTCAAGATAGACTATTCTACAACCATAAACTCGACAACTGTAAAGGCTCTTTATCCTTCCACTGTGTTGTCAACCGAAGTCAGCTCCACGAGGCTTATTGTTCCAACAACCGACTTGCAGAACATTAAGTGGCACAAGCTACAATTTTCTGGCACAAGGCACGGGAAGATACACGCAATAGAGAAAAAATACAGGGTGAAGGTGCGTTAAATGCCATATGTCGGTATGTCGAATCCTGATCTGACAGGCGACACACAGAAAGATGTTTTGTTGCTTTATGATTACATGGTTGCCATGAGAAGGAACTATGAATATCTTCTCTCGCACCTTAATCAAGATAACATACAGTATGTACAAGCCGAAAATGGAGACACTCTATTTACAAGAGGCGGACTGAACAACGCCTTTGGTAAGTGGTTCAAAAACATGACGCTTAATTCAAACTTTGAATTGTATGACGATGTTACTCTTGAGCCTACCCACTGGAGCGGTGGCGTCGTAACTGACACGTCGAACTTTTACGGAACATATTCTTTGAAGCTTGAACCTGGTCAAACGTGTGTACAGGATACCGTTGAGCTTGCAAACCCTTCTTGGTATTCAGACATTTCAGACACGACAAGAGTTTCGTTTTACAAAAAGGGCGGAGCAACAAGAGTTTATGTTTTGGACAGGGACACAGGGCTTCCGTATAATGTTACAGATAAAGACGGAAACACAGGAACTTACATAGAGTTTGAGGCAAACACAAATTGGAGTCCCGAAATGTACACGATTACTTGTGTCCCTACGGGAGCGACGCGAATAAAAGTTAAGTTTGAAAACTCAGACGCTACAAACAATGCTTACATAGATGCCGTGATAATAGAGCCTGATTACAACGGTGAATACCCGTCGCTATACACAGACGGTCCGCATAGTTTGGGCAATGCAAAAGGCGACGACATAACGCTTCTTCAAACGATATACGTGCAAGCGAACACTCCGACTGACGCAATAGAGAAAGATGTGTGGATAGACACCGACGACTACAGCAGGTATGACGTTACAAATATTACCGGTGCAACGACCTTGCTTGTTTCAGACAATGAGTATGTAACTTGTTCTGGAACTTTCGACCTGACGCTTCACGTCGGCACCTCAGCTGGCATTATTAAATGGATAAACAACATAGGAACTGGCGTGATAACGATCATTGGAACTATAGACGGCAATGCCAACATGCTTTTGTATCCAAGCGAATCGGTCGTTTTAATAACGGACGGAACAAACTGGAGAACTTGATTGGGAAACGCTATTTACAAAATATCGCCAACAGAATCGGCATTTACAAGAGCGCGGAACGTTAGGCACTTGACCGGTGGCGCGGCATACAGCTCGTGGCTTGAAGTTGCTGGGCAACTGAACAGTCAAATAACAATTCTGTCTATGGTGGAGTTTAATAATGAATTATATGCAGGAACGGCAAACGGGGCAAGACTTTTTAAGTGGAATGGAACAAACGCATGGGTTCAAGCAATGCCTCAATACGGTTCTTCACAACAGTTGTACTCTTTAACTGTTTTTAATAATAAGTTATATGCCTTGCCGTCAAGTGCGGATGGACCACTTTTG